ACCATCGCATTGATGGTCGCCTGGGTTATCGCTGTTGTGATCTGGGAGGCAGTTCGATGAGGTGCGCGTACTGCAAGGGTCCAGTGAAGACCAAGTCAACACAGAAGCGTGACCAGATCTGCGGCGTGTGCTGGGCGCTGTTGATTCAGATCGCTAAGAGCCAGCCAGTCTTTGGGAGGACACAATGAGCAAGCGCTTTGAGTTTGTATCCGCACCGCAGCGGAGTCCAGAGTGGTTCGAGATGCGCAAGGGCGGCATCACCGCCACCGGCATCACCGCCATCAACGGCTCGTCGCCGTACAAGACCGCGTATCGACTCTGGGCAGAGTTGACTGGTCAGGTTGGTGAGCAGGAAGTCGGAGCGGCCGCACAGCGCGGTCAACTGCTAGAGCAGGCAGTCGCCGATTACTACACCGCCGAGACTGGCAAGAAGCTGCGAAAGAGCAACGGCATCGTTCGCCTGAAGGAGCATCCCTGGGCGATGGCTTCGTTGGATCGCACCATCGTGGGCGACACCGACGGTCTTGTAGAGATCAAGACCTCCACGAGCAGCCGCTGGCAGTTGTACCCAGTGCCGCCTGAGTATGTCGACCAGGTGCAGTGGCAGATGTTCATCACTGGCGCGTCGTACTGCGATGTCGCTGTGTTGCTCTCTGGCTTGGTGTTCCGCATTGAGCGCGTAGAGGCTGACCCTGTCTACCAGACGCAACTGTTCGACAAGGCCGTCCTGTTCCGCGAGTTGGTGCAGTCCAAGACTCCGCCACCTCTGACCGGCAACGACAGCGACACGCTCGCTGAAGTCAAGCCGCAGAGCAACAACACCTACGCCGTGGCTGACGCGCAGCTGGATCACATTGCGCGCCTCTACATCGAAGCGAAGGTTGAGGCAGAGGCTGCCGATGCCGCGCTGAAGGAGATGGCAATCGCCATCAAGGAAGCCATCGCCGATGGCGAAGGAGTCAAGGGTCAGGGTTGGCTTGCCACCTGGAAGACCAACAAGAGCAGCGTCAAGGTGGACTGGGAGAGCATCGCGGATGTCCTGCGAACGGTTGCGCCAGACACCTACGGAGAAGCTATCAAGCGCTTCACCGCAGAGAAGCCAGGCGCGCGAGTATTCCGAGTCTTTGGCGGCAAGGAGGATCAGGCGTGATTGAAGTCATCATCACCCCAGAGATCATCGTCAGGGCAGAGGAGATGTTCAAGTCGGCGCAGTCCAACGCTGGGATGCGCTTCTGTAAGGAGAAGGCGAGCGGCAACACCACTTGGACTGGCGTGCTAGGGCAGGCCGTGTTTGAGAAGGCGCTGCGAGATCGTCTCCTGCCGTACATCCCAGTGGACCTGACGACGCACGACTACGAAGTGTGCGGTCTCAAAGTCGATGTCAAGACCAAGGCGTGGAGCCGACCGGCTGGCGACGATGTTGAGGTGAGCATCTTTGATTACATCCGAGACCACCAAGCGGTGGACTACTACGCCTTCGTTCACTTGCAGCTCGCACCTGGAGAGGATCGCAATGGACCACCGAGTCCAACGCGATTCCAGCGCGCGTGGCTGCTCGGAGTGATGGATAAGCGCCAGTATCTCTATCTGGCAACTGAAGTGAAGGAGGGAACGGTATTCGAGAGCGGTCACATTGCAAAGGCGAGTTCATTGAATCTGGTAGCCGCAAAGTTGCTGCCAGTTGAAGAGTTTGGAGGAGCAGAGAATGAGTAAGCAAATCGCAGCGGCACTGGCCGCACCGTTCACCGGCACGGATCTGAAGCAGCGCCCAGGGCGCGGCGGAATGACCTTCACCTACGCAGATGCACGAGCCGTAGCTCAGCGCCTTGACGATGTCTTGGGCTTGGCTGGCTGGCAGTTTGAGGTCAAGGTCGCAGACGCTCAGCGCTTCGTGGTACACGGCACACTCGTCGCCGTGATCGATGGGGTCACCACCGTCCGACAGGACTTTGGCTACCCAAACAGCGCGCAGGATGACGAGCCACTCAAGTCAGCAGCCAGTGACGCTCTGCGCCGCTGCGCTGCCCAGATTGGGGTTGGGCGGTCTCTTTATGCCTCTGGCACAGGCGCGAGCCTCTCCGTGGCTCCTAGACCCCTCTCCGTTGATTCTGTGAGGGTATCTCAGCCGTCGGTTTCTACGAGCGATGTGGCCGTAGCAGCAGCAATGCTGTTCGCAGAGGGTGAATGCCCTGATCACCGCACCGCCTGGTCGTTCAAGCCTGCCGGTATCAGCAAGGCTGGCAAGCCGTACAACGCCTTCCACGCCTGCTCTGGCAAGACCAACGGCACCTTCTGCCAGCGCAAGCCAAGCATCGCGTGGGTCAACGCGCAGGTGCGCGATGAGGGTGAGGCAATGCTTGCCGCCAAGGCGAAGGGGCTGCACGATGGCAACCCTGAGCTGGAGACAGCGCTTGAGGACCTGCCGTTCTAGGTTGAGCGGCATCATCTACGGCTGGGAGAGACTGGTGACCTCCACCTCTCCCAGCCACTAACACAGAGCGGAGGACGAATGGTTTGGTTCAAGTGGGTAGCAAATGCACACCGAGACGCAGAGATCTCGGCGCTGACTGACACGCAGTTCCGCGCGTTCATCACGATCATTGGTGAGGTGAAGCTGCTGCGATCCGGTGGCATCTTCAAGAACCGACAGCACCTGAAGACGGTGATCGGCGCACGCCTCTTTAGGGGTGTGGATGGGCTGTTGAAAAGTGGCCTCCTGACAGAATCTGGAGACGGAGTCATCGCCGTGTCGAACTACTCTCGCTATCAAGTCGACCCCACCTCGACCTCTCGTGGACAAAAGTGGCGAGATCAAAACAGGGGTAGGTCAACGGACAGAGAAAGAGAAAGAGAAGGAGAAAAGAATAGAACCCCTATATCCCCTAAACGCTCTGGCTCTGGAAGGCTCACGCCACTGAACGAGATTCTAGGACTGAAGAAGAATGCGTAAGCAAGAGGAGCCAAGCAAGCGAGCGCTTGCAACGAGAGCCTGGAGGGAGAAAGAGACTGAGAGCGAACGAGCTGTGAGGGTGTTGAAGTACACCCTCTACAACCATCGGATGACGATGGAGCAGTACACGGCCTTACGGCTGGCACAGGCTGATCGATGCGGAGCGTGCAAGGAGCCACTCCGCTTTGGCGAGACTAGGGCGGTGACGGTGGACCACGATCCACGCTGCTGCACCTACGAGACACTCAGTACCGGCAGGACAAAGGGAACGCCGATCTCGTGCGGCAAGTGTGTCAGGGCGCTGCTCTGCTCACCCTGCAACCGAGCCATCGGATTCTTTGAGCGCTATCCACAGCGCGTTCATATGTGGATCGACTACCTCAGGAGGGTGAACAAGTGAGTGAGCTGGACGAGCGCCACTGTCTTGGCTGCGATGATGACTGGCCAGCCGATGAGGAGTTCTACGACGGAACCGCCCTGGTATGTCGAGCCTGCGTGACTGAGGGTGTTGCAATGCAGCGACCAAAGCCAGTCAAGACTCGTGGCTATCGAACGCCAGAGGCGGAGCGGCAATACCAGCGCGAGAAGTACGCACGCCACCGTGACCGCTACCTAGCTGGTATGCGCCGCTGGTATGAGGCTAACCGCGTTGAACGCAACGCCAAGCGCCGCGCGCAATACGCGGCACAGGAGGTCTGAGTGCTACTCGTTGGTGACTGCGTTGAGCAGATGAAGACGCTTGAGGCAAACAGCGTGGACGCAATCGTCACCGATCCGCCCTACGGTCTTGAGTTTATGGGCAAGGCGTGGGATGGCTTTGGCACGCCGCTGGGCTTCCAGACTTGGAGTGAGCAGTGGGCGCGTGAGGCGCTTCGCGTGCTGAAGCCAGGTGGACACCTGCTCGCCTTTGGCGGCACGCGGATGTATCACCGACTCGCCGCTGGCATTGAAGATGCTGGCTTTGAGATCCGAGACACGCTGATGTGGCTTTACGGCTCAGGCTTCCCTAAGAGCCTTGATGTGAGCAAGGCGATTGACAAGGCGGCTGGCTTTGAGGGCAAAGTCATAGCCAAGGGAAAAAGTTGGAACAATCCAGAAAGCAAAGATGGCGACACGGCAAGGATGAACGCATCTCCAGGCGAGTACGACATCAAAGAACCGTCTGAAGCAGCAAAAAAGTGGCAAGGGTGGGGAACCGCATTGAAGCCAGCCGTTGAGCCAATCGTGCTGGCACGCAAGCCACTGATTGGCACAGTTGCCGAGAATGTGCTGACCCACGGCACTGGCGCGCTCAACATTGACGCAAGCCGGATTGGCACGGACAATCGTTTGCAATCTTCTAGAGGTAAAAACGCGTCGAGAAATAGTATTTACGAGCTTGGAATGGGTAGCGCCGCAGCGGCTGAAGTCATTGGCCGTTGGCCAGCCAACATCTTGCTTGATGAGGAAGCCGCTGCGATGCTTGATGAGCAGAGCGGAGTGCAGAAAGACGGCGTTGCAGTAAAGCATCGTGGCTCAAACTTTGAGACTAATGTTTACGGCGGAGGTATCGGCAGGATGCCACCTGGAACGCCAGACTTCGGCTATGGCGGAGCAGGCGGCGCTTCTCGATTCTTCTATGTTGCAAAGGCAAGCCGCTCCGAGCGCAACGCTGGGCTTGATGGGTTTGCTGCGACACGGAGAGCCACATCGTATGGGTCAATGAGAAAGCCGCAATGTAATGTCTGCGGAACTCGTGCGATTGACTGGGAGAAAACAACAATAGGACCTTCGTGTGATCACGATGACTGGAACTATGTCGAACAGACTGCTGACGGAAAGCACCCAGGCAATCCTGAGCGCAACATCCACCCCACCGTAAAGCCGGTTGACCTGATGCGCTATCTGATCAGGCTCGTCACGCCAAAGGGCGGAACGGTGCTTGATCCGTTTATGGGGTCTGGTACCACTGCAGTGGCAGCCATTGGCGAAGGCGTGAACTGGATTGGCTGCGAACGAGAGCCAGAGTATGTTGCGATCATTGAGGCGAGAATCGCCGCAGCGCAACCTGGTATGGGGCTGAACTTAGAGGAGGACACACAGTGAACATCGCATTTGTCGGACCACAGGGGTCAGGGAAGTCAACGCTTGCGGCAATGCTGGAGCAGCGCCGTATGCATCCGTACACCGTGCTACCGATTGCGGAGACGATCCGCACCGTGGCTGCACTGGGCTATGGGGAGGACTTTGACAAGGGCAAGCAGTACAGCCAGCGCCGCCTAGGGCTGGATGTTGAAGTCTCCGGCCGTGAGATCTTGCAGGAGATCGGCGCGCAGCTGCGTGAGATCGATGCATCGTTCTGGATCAAGGCGTGGCACAGCGAGTACCTGAAGATCAAGAGCGCCAACCGGCTCGTCGCCGTAGACGATGTGCGGCTGCCGCTAGAGGCGCACTACCTCCGACACCACATCCCAGGCATCGTCATCGTCAGGGTTCACGCATCGGCAGAGGCTCGGACTCAGCGCCGTGGGGTGCTGCAAGGGGTCAGCGATGTGACCGAGTTTGGCTACCTACAGACGGAATACGATCTCCAGATCGACACAACAGACTTGACAGCGGAGGATTCGTACGCAATCCTTCGTAAGCATATGGTGAATAACGGTCTTTGGCAGTCATCCTACGAGGAGGAATCGTGAGCAGCACTGACCTCAACGCGCTAGAAACACGCGCCGCGCAGCTCGGCTACCACTACGACGGCCTAGTGCGAGTCGGTGAGCCGCCACTCTGGACGGTGGTACTCATCGACTCGGCTGGGTCAGAACTCACCTTCCAGGCTGACAGCATTGAGGGAGCCGTAGAGTTGGCAACCGACCGGATGGCGTTGCTCTCAGGGCTGTGCGACCTGTGAGCGCCTTCGCCTATGTCGGCGTGACGCTGATCATCATCAACACCGCGCTGTTCTTGGTGGTCTTCGCATCCCTGCCACTTAGCATCAAGCGTGGTATCGGTGTTGTACCGTCGTTTATCTTCCTGCTCACCACGGCAGCGACAGTGGTCTGGATGTGGAGGTCATTGCAGTGGCAGGCGTAAAGACCAAGCGCGCAGGAGCCGCCAAGCCGCCGGTATGGACGGTGACCAACTGCACCGACTGCGGCAAGGTGATTGACTACACCGACCCCAAGCGCATCGTCTTCCCAGCGCAGCGCATACTCGTCATCCACGAGAACGGCCGTCGCTTTGAGTGGCGGCATAAGGCGTGCGTGAAGTGAGCAACATCGAGATCCTCACTCCTGAGCTGGATGAGGGCATTCGATGTGTGCAAGAGGGTGCAGATGCTTGGTGCTATGACCCTAAGATCGGCAGACAGTTTGCCAAGTTGAGCATCCGGTACTCGGACGCAATCGCGCCAGAGGGCTGGTTCTTCCTGAACGAACATATCTTCAACCGAGCAACCATCGCGGACTTGATCAAGGCCGGACACCTAGAACTGCAACAGTCCGTGTTCACACTGTCCGATGGCGGACACGCACGGCTAGGAAGGCTGGTACAGAAGTGAGCAAGATGAGCGACCTAGACATTGACGAGCAGAACAAAGACAAGGCGAAGCGCGGCAAGCGCGCACGCAACAAGGGCAACTCATTCGAGCGTGAGGTCGCCGAGAAGATCGGCGGCGTTCGCGTGGGCCAGTTCGGCGGCAAGGTAGATGTGCAGTCCGACTGGATCGCCATCCAGTGCAAGGTGGGCAACGGCTCGTACTCAGAGCGCTACGACGGCTGGCTGCGATCCGTACTTGGCAACTCCAGCCAGATCAGCGCACTCGTCGTAGGCGACGCACCTGGACCTGGCACCAAGCGCCGCACGATGATTGTCCTTGACTTTGAGGACTTCATCGACCTACTGGACACCAGCAGCTGACAGCGCTACTGCTGGCTCTGGCGCTGCTCACAAGCAGCACTGGACCAGACCTGACGCTAAGCGGCGTACCGGTCAGCGGCGTAGCGACCTGGTATGGCAGCACCTCCGCCAAGGGCGAGAAGTACTGCGTCGGTGGATACAAGAACACCTGCTCGCCGTATAAGTCCAAGGCACAAGGCGGCAGGGGTGGCGAGCTGGTGATGTACGCAGCGGTAGGGCGCTGGCGCTGGGGAGCCAAACCGTTTAGACTGCGCGTCTGCCGGAAGGACGATGCGACCAAGTGCGTGATCGTTGTGGTACGCGACTATTGTGGATCGTGTAGGGAGGGCCTAAACAAGCCGTGGACATCTCGCAGCCGAGCAATCGACCTAAGTCCAACCGCGTTCTCTCGTCTCGCGCCGCTCGGCAGAGGCGTAGTCCAGGTGACCATCGCGGATTACCCATCGAGCAGCGCGAGTTCCAACAGGCTTGTGCCGCGTGGTCGCTGAAGCTCGGAGTCAAACTCAACGCGCTGTTCAACTTGATGCCGCAATACGGCAAGAGTGTTCACTGGGCGCGAGAGCGCTACTACGGCGGCACCTTCGTCACCGACGCTGACATCTTCTGGGTGAAGTCACGCATTGAGGATGAGGCAGATGATTCTCTCATCGCCAAGTTGCACCGCTACACCGCTGCGGTTGACTTGATGTGCCGTGTCTGCGCTGGCGATGAAGAGAAGACACCGACCTGTTGGGATCAGACCTGCCCACTCCGACCTGTATCGCCACTTCCACTCAGGAATCCAAAGTGATGCGCTACGCTTTGTTGGCGACAGCGCGGCCGTTTGGCGTGCTGCTGTCACTCGCCCTGCCGGTGGAGTCCTCCCATCGGCAGGGTCTAACCTGGGGCAGCGCAGACGCTTGCAGGACCATCACGGCTATTGCCGGTCAGCAAGGAACGAGTGGTGCGACTCCACTCCTGCTCCACCACTACAGGAGGGCAAATGGCTAAGGCGCAGGACAAGTTCACCGCACTCAGGGGATGGGTAGCGGACGCACAGGTACTGCTCGGCGTTGACTCGTGGGAACTCACCATCGTTGAGGCCGCATCCGATGTGGACGCGTGGGCAGACATTGACGCACACGCCCAACAGCCAACCGCTGACCTTCGCGTGAGCCACGACTTCTGGACGCAGACCCCAGAGAAGCAGCGACTGATCCTGACCCACGAGCTGCTGCACTTAGTGCTTGCTCGATATGCGCGCGTGACCGAGACGATGGAGGAGTCACTCGGCAAGTTGGCGTGGGCTGTCCTAGAGCCACAACTGGAGGACGCAGAGGAGCGCGCAACCGAGCATCTCGCTCGCATCTTGGCTCCCTACCTGAGCCTCCCTAACTTCCCCAAGGCGTGAAGCGTACCCAGCGCCCCTGCCTGACCTGCGGCGTACTCACCACGCACGGTGACCGCTGCAATGTCTGTGGACCGCGTAAGGCGACCGAGTGGGCGCGCAACCGTGGGCCATCGCCCTATCGAACGCCTGACTGGCGGAGGCTCTCTATCCAGAAGCGCAAAGAGGTTCCCTTCTGCGAACTGTGCGGCCAGAGGGATAACAACCCCAGCAACCCACTCACCGCCGACCATCTCGTTCCACTGGCTGAGGGTGGCGCGCTTATCGTGCCGACCTATATGCTGAGGACGCTATGCAGGACCTGTCACGGCAAGGTGACCAAGCACAAGTAGGAGGACGCAATGGCAAAGATCGTCGCAGTCTCTAACACGCCAATGGCACCGACCGGCTACGGCACGCAGATCGCGCAGCTCGGACTGCGCGCACTAGCGGCAGGTCACGACTTCAGCGTGGCTGCGAACTACGGCGCTCCTGTGAATATGGAGTGGAACGGCATCAAGATCTACGCAGAGGGTTTGCTGAAGTACGCCAACGACTCAGGGCCAGAGAACATCGCGCTGGCTGCACGAGACGGTGGCTTCGGCCTGACCCTGTTCGATGTGTGGACTGGTGTCGCCGACGGCTGGCACGAGTTGCCGCTCGTCTGCTGGGTGCCGGTGGATCACTCGCCTGTGCCACGCCGCGTCGCTGAGTGGTGCATCAAGGGTGGCAACAAGTACATCGTGGCAATGAGCAAGAACGGCGAGCAGCTGCTGTTGGAGGCTGGAGTACCACGAGACCGCCTGACCTACATCCCTCACGCCATTGACCGCGCAATCTGGCACAGCGGTGTAGAGCCGATGCGTCAGACTCTGCGAGTACCAGAGGGCGCACACCTGACCATCGTCACCGCGATGAACAAGGGGAAGCGCAAGTCGTTCCCTGAGATGCTCACCGCGTGGGTGCGCCTAGCCCAGACGCACGAGGATGCCTACCTCTACCTGCACACCGACAAGTGGGGTCATATGGACGGCATCAACCTGATCCCACTACTCAAGGCGCTTGGCGCTCCAGAGGATCGCATCCGCTGGGTGAACTCAGTCCAGATGCGCGCTGGCGTACCGGCAGAGACGGTGGCAAGCCTAATGCGCTCCGCCGATGTGCTGCTCCTAGCCTCACGCTCTGAGGGCTTTGGTCTCCCAGTCATTGAGGCTCAGGCCGTAGGCACGCCAGTCATCGTCACTGATCACACGGCGCAGCCAGAGCTAGTGCGTGACCACGGTCACATCGTCAAGGGTCAGTTGCACTGGGAAGACTTCCACGAGGCGTTCAGCAAGATCCCTAATGTGGACGCGATCTACTTTGCCCTGCTGGCTAACTATGCAGACACCAAGCGCGGAAAGATCAACCGCACCGCACTAGCCGCAACGATGGACGAGTACGACGCAGACAAGGTCTACAAGGAGAAGTGGGAGCCGCTGTTCAAGTCCATCCAGTCAGGCAAGATCCGACTCGGCATTGGACAGACAGAAGTTGCCAACCGCGCACAGCGCAGGGCTAAGAAGTGATCCAACACCTGTGCAAGCCTGGAGACATCCGTGGGCTTGGCAAGCGCCGAGCCTGCGCTCGTGTCCTGTATTGCAACCAGTGCAAGCGCGACATCGTGCCGAATAGTCCAACCTGCGGTGAGTGCAGCTACTGCCGCCGCACCCAAGACCGTAAGGCAGGCAAGCCCTACTGGGCTGGCAAGGACTGGGTACCTAGTGCCGCTCTATAGTTTCAAGTGTCCATCGTGCGGCCGCATCGAAGAGCGACTGCAAGTTAGTTACGAACCAGTCCGACCACGCTGCGAGTGTGGACCTTGGATGATCCTGCAACTGGTAGCCACGCCTGTCCACTTCAAGGGTGACGGCTTTGCCAAGCGTGATCGCTCTAGGGGAGGGCGGTCAAAATCCTAGAAAGCGTGCGTGCTACAGTACCCAGCGACGAGTTCGTCAATCTCCTGTACGGTGTGGAGCCTGCGTAGGGTCTGGAGTTTTTTATGAGCGCGAAGAAACCACCTGAGAAAAGACAGAACCGAGCGACCAAAGACCTTGGCGTGCTGCCCCAGATCGAGGTTGATCCACGCTCAATCCCTACGCCACCGGCTCATCTGACCGAGCGCTGGGTCAAGTCTTGGGAAGTGTTCTGGGCTTCGCCCTTCGCTCAGGTGGTTCAGCCTGCGCAGTACCCTGCACTCGAACGGCTCTTCTCGATGTACGAGGAGCGCGAGCGAATGGACACCTACCTGCGTGAGGAGCCGATGAGCGTAGGCTCACAAGGGCAGAAGATCCTCAATCCGATGTATCGTCAACGCTCAGCAGTCGATGCCGAGATCCGGCAGCTGGAGGATCGGTTCGGTCTGCACCCTAAGGCAGGGCTGCAACTGGGCATCGTCTATGGGGAAGCCGCTCGCAGCCTGGAGGAACTGAATGCAAGGATCACCAACGCCACCATTGCGGAAGCCAACAACGAAGCCGACCCACGCTACACCGAAGTCGACACCGTTGAAGACACCGCAGAAGAGGCCGCTCTACTCGTCGCCGATCAGTAGTCCTCCGCCACCATCTTGGGGCGGCTTGGTCTGCCGGTGGATTGAGACCAATCTTGTTCACGGTGAGGGCGACAAGTTTGGCGAGCCGTTCAGGCTAGAGCCGTGGCAGCGTGCCTACATCTGGCGGATCTACGAGTACGACCCAGCCACCAACAAGCGCATCGTCAAGCGCGCCCTGCTGGGTACGCCCAAAGGCAACGGCAAGACCGAGCTGCTCGCCGCTATCGCCTTGGCTGAACTGGCAGGACCGAAGGCTCCAAAATCCCCAAATTTGCCGATTGCCGCTGCATCGTTCGAGCAGGCGGATCTCCTGTTTGGCACTGCTCGGATTATGATTTCGCAAGGTCCACTCGCTTCGCACTTTGAGGTCTACGACACCGAGATCCTGATCAAGGATCGACCTGGCCGGATGTACCGCGTGGCTGCCGCAGCCGGTACAAATGACGGTGGGCGACCTACCTGCTTCATCGCTGACGAGCTGCACGAGTGGACTGGCAACAAGGAGCGCGTGCATCTCGTGCTGTCCAACTCACTGGCAAAGCGCGCCGAGGCGCTCGAACTAAACATCTCAACCGCAGGCTCCGATGAGAACACCCTGCTCGGCAGGATGCTGACCTACGCCAAGCGCATCGCCTCTGGCGAAGTGGCTGACCCTGGCTTCCTAGTCGAGTGGTGGGCTGCTGCGGACAGCCACGACCTAGAGACAGACGATGGCCGCAGGGCGGCGCTGGAGCAGGCGAACCCTAGCGCTCCTGCCTTCGTTGACCTTGACAGACTGTTGGCACGAGCCAACGAAGTGCCGATGCACGAGTGGCAGCGCTACCACCTGAACCGCTTTGTGCAGCCGCCAGACCGCTGGATCGGTGCTGAGGCTTGGATGCGCCTGAAGGACACAGGGCGGCAACTGATTCCAGGTGAGCAGATTAGCGTCGGTATGGACGGAAGCTATGCGCGTGACGCGACAGTTTTGACGGCTTGCACGATGGACGGCTACTTGTTTTTGATCAAGGCGTGGGAGAAGTCCGACACCAACCGAGACCCTGACTGGACCGTGCCGCGTGGGGAGGTTGATGCGGTGGTTGACCAGTTGATGCAGACCTACAATGCAACACTGTTCTGCGACCCTCCAGGCTGGGCTTCGGAGATTGAAGAGTGGACGCGCCGGTACGGCAAGCGCGTGGCAGTATTCCCTACCGCCACGATTGAGCGGATGGGTCCAGCCGTGGACCGATTCTTCACGGCCGTAGCGACTGGCGAAGGGCTGCGCCACGATGGCTCGCCGCTCCTAGCTCGACATATCAGCAATGTCCACACGCGCCTTACGCGCTATGGGCAGGTCTTGACCAAGGCATACAAGGCTTCGCCTGACAGGATCGACGCAGCGGTCTCCGCCGTTGTGGCGTTCCAGGGTGTAAAGTTCCTGAAGGTTGAACCAAAGCAGACAGCGAAAGTGGAGTGGGTGAACCTATGATTCAGAATATCCTTGAGGTTGTGGGTGCGGTGCTTGTGATTGCAGGTCTCGCGCTATTCTCAATCCCAGTCGCATTGATCGCCACAGGCGTAGCCATTGCTGCGCTCGGCTATACGCTAGGAGATCGTAAGTGAGCATCCTCCGTCGCCTTCTAGGCACCGAGCAACGCAATGTTTCTGGCGGACAGTGGCTCAGCGATAAGCCAGCCGAATCGTCAGCCGGAGTCCAACTCAATCAGCAGAATGCAACATCGATTGGCGCGTTGTACGCGGCCGTGAAGTTGTACGCCGACACCGTAGCGAGCCTCCCAGTTGGTGCCTTCATCCGCGATGGCGGCGTGCGCCGACCGGTGACGCGCCCACTCTGGCTGGAGCGACCGATCCCTGCGAACCCAAACTACACAGGGTTCCAGATGCGCCACGCAGTTGTATCCAGTCTGTTGCTTGACGGCAACGCCTTCATCCTGTTCCTGACTGACCGACTTGGCGATGTCGTTGAGACGCGCGTGCTTGACCCACAGAAGGTTGAGATCCGAATGGACGAGATGGGCGCACCGATCTACATCGTGTCCACTGGCGACACGGCGTTCAGCGTTGGTCCAGACCAGATGGTGCATATCCCACTCTTCGCCACCGCTGGCACGATGCGCGGAATGTCGCCTGTCGAGCATCACCGCACGACACTCGGACTCGCCTCTGCCACGCAGCTCTACGCCGCGAAGTTCTACGAGAATGGCGCTGCTCCTAGTGCCGTCATCAAGGTGCCAGGTGAGTTGACGCAGGATGTCGCGGACTCGCTGCGCGCATCCTTCAGCCGTCGCCACGAAGGCGTAGAGAAGATGCACAAGATTGCAGTCCTGACCGGAGGCGCAGACTTCCAGCAGATGAGCGCCAAGATCAGCGATATGCAGCTCGTTGAGACGATGCACTGGGGCGTTGAGTCCATCGCTCGTATCTACGGCGTGCCACTCCACCTGCTCCAGTACCCAGGTGGCAACACCTCCTACAGCAGCGTTGAAGTGATCAGCATCGAGTGGCTGCGCCTAGGGCTTGGTCCACTCATCGCGCGCATTGAGGCAGGGCTTCAGCGGCTGATCGTTGGCAACACGACCTTCATCAAGTTCAACATTGACGGCCTGCTCCGACCTACAACCAAGGAGCGCTACGACGCATACGCAGTGGCGCTCACAAATGGCTTCCTAAATCTAGACGAGATCAGAAGCCTAGAGGACCGACCACCGCTCCCAGTTGGCGGCGATGAGTTCTGGAAGCCGCTCAATATCGGCACCGTAGGCAAGGAGCCAGAGGCGTGAGCTACATCATTGTCGACCTAGACGGCACGCTCATCCTTGAGAACGAGCAGCCGAATCAGCCGCTCATCGATGCGCTCAACGAAGAGGTGATGTCAGGCGACAAGCAGATCATCATCGTCTCGGCGCGCAAGATTGACCGCCTCCAAGAGACGCGCGCCTGGCTGCAAGAGAACAAGGTTGCTGGCGTGGAAGAGGTACACCTGAACGACTTCGAGGGCAGTGCCTTCGCCACCGGCTTCCCATTCAAGGAGTACAAGTACGGCCTGCTGAAAGAGCAGTACGGCACTGAGTTGGAATACGCGATTGACAATGACCCAGCCGTCCGCGAGATGGCACGCGGTCTTGGTCTTGAAGCGTACTCGCCAGAGGAGTACATCGCTGACGAGGAGCGCGCTGTGTACGAAGTGCCGAACTACATCCGCGATGCAGCAGCCAGAGGCTTGGCATTCGTTGAGGACGGTCTCGGCGGCGAAGGCTTGCAGCCTGAGACCATCGCCGATGCGCGAGAACTTGCCGCTGGTCGAGCCGACACCGACAAAGTGATCCGCACCGCAGCCTGGATTCGCCGACACCGTGGCGACTGGGAAGGCGTACCGCAGAACAGCGATTCGGATAACCCAGACTTCCCAGGTCCAGGTGCCGTTGCTGGCTTTCTCTGGGGTGTGGAAACAACTGACCCAGAAGCGACTGATCGCGTACTCTCGTGGGCAGACGCTTTGATCGCAGCTGAAGATAGGGAGATTGTTGATATGAAAGAGAAAGAAACTCGCTCGGTACCAATCGGTGAGTTCCGACTTGCTGAGGCTGGTGCTGACGGTCAGCGAACTTTCACTGGCTACGCCTCTATCTGGAACAGCCCTTCTGCCGGTCTGCCATTCGAGGAGCGCATTGCGCCGAACGCCTTCAAGCGTTCACTGGCTCGCGCATCCGCAGGACAGAAGATCATCGCCTTCCTCTTTGGTCACGACGAGACACGCGCCCTTGCCACCACGGCAAGCGGTCGCCTTCAGTTGACTGAGGATGAGACTGGCCTTCGCGTTGAGGCGAAACTCGACCCAGCCGATCCAGACGCAGCCAAGGTCATCTCGATGCTGACGCACGAGAGCGCCGCAGCTGGAATGTCATTCGGCTTCCAGAAGGTTCAGGATGCGTGGGATGGCAACAACCGCACGATCAAGGAAGCCAACCTCTTTGAGGTGAGCATCCTTGCCGCCGGTGGCCAGACCCCTGCCTACCCTGCAACCCTTGGTCTCACGGCAATCCGCCAAGTCACTGCGCCAAAGATCGGCGTAGAGGCTGAGGCGCTGCTTGCCACACTGGAAACAATCAAGGCTGGACGCGAACTGTCCGCCGAGGAAGTGGTTGTTATTGATGCTGTCCGTTCCAAGCTCGCGCCAAAGCCTGTGGGGATTGATCCGTCAATCGCCGCTGCTTTGCTGACGATCTCGGCGGCAGAAGGTGACGCACTCTAGGTCACGAGCCACTGCCCCACCGCCCTAAGTCGGCGAGTCCGCAGATCAGGTATCCCACCAAGGAGCGCATAAACAGATAGTCCGCCTATGCGCGGAGAAAGGATGCAGACAATGTCTGACATCGCAAAGCTTGCTGATAAGCGAGCGCATCTTTTGGTTGAGGCTCGCGGCATTGCCGTAGAGGCAGCCGACAAGGGAATCGCCCTTGAGGGTGAAGACAAGGCACGCTTCGAGAAGCTCGTTGCTGAGGCTGGCGTTATTGCCGAAGCCCTCCGCGCCGAGAAGGCTTCTGATGAGGCTCGTAAGTCGGCTGACGAGGCTCGCGCCGAGTTCGCCGCTGTTGTGAATCCAACGGCTCCTAAGGCCGCCACGGATAACGACCGCCTTCGAGCAATCGGTATGGCTGCTGGTGTTGATACTTTCGAGTATCGTGACATCACGACCTCAACCGGTCTCGGAAACCCAGTCTCGGTCTTCAATCGCGTCAATGTGATTGCTGGCCAGATCAACCCATACATCAACCCAGCAGTTGTGGATGTGATCCAGGTTGCTACCGGCAACAACATCAAGTTCCCAACTGTGACCGCGCTCGGCACGACGGCTGGTTCAGTCGCCGAAGCTGGCACGATCACGGAAGATGACTTCACAGGGTCGGCTCTGAGCCTTACCCCAGTGAAGTACGCAGTACTTGTTCAGATCTCGGACGAGCTTGTTCAGGACGCAGCGTTTGACATTGCGTCGATGATCAGCGAGGCCGCTGGCCAGGAGATGGCGATTGCCCACGGCGCAGCCGCGAGCACCGCTGTCGTAACCGCTGCTGGTACCGGTGGAACGGCCGCAGGCACCGTCGTATACACATACGCGGAACTTGTTGCCCTTCAGTACTCGGTGAAGCAGCAGTACCGAAACGCCGCGAAGTCAGGCTTCCTGATGAGCGACACGGCCCTTGGTCAGATCCTTGGCACGACTTCATCGTCGCTGCCTTTGTTCCAGCCAGGCGGACAGGGTGGCGTTGATCGTCTCCTTGGCAAGCCTGTCTACACGGCTCCTGGCATTGCGGTCCCTGCGACCGGTGCTAAGGCTGTGCTGTTCGGTGACCTTGGTCAGATCAAGACCGCCATCGTTGGCGGCGTGACCGTTGAGGCTTCACGCGAGTACGCGTGGAACCTTGGCCTTGTTTCGTACAAGGTTCAGGTCCGTGGCGCGACCGGACTTGCACAGCCTTCGGCTGTCAAGTTCCTGAAGAACGCCTAATCAACTAGCTCGGCTAGTTAGTGGGGATGGGGAGCCGCTTCGGCGGCTCCCCTGAACCGCAAGTAAGGAGAAACAAATGCTCGTTCGACTTTGCAAGCGACGCGGTGAATATCCGTCAGGGGCTTTCGTTGATCTGCCAAAGGCAGAGGCGGAGAGCCTCATCGGCTTTGGCTTGGCTGAGGCTGTTGCAGATGTCGAAGCATTGGCACCAACGCGGCTCGTAGAGCGCGCTGAGGTGAAAAAGAGCAATAGGACCGCAACCCTGCCTACACAGGCTGTCAGCGTGGCGGAAATCGTGGAGCCTGAAGCCTAATGGCGATTGTCAGCCAAGCTCTTGCCGTCAACACCACAGCCGTAAAGGTTGCGACTGGTCGCGTCGGTGCATCTTGGGTGACGGTGCATTGTGATACAACTGGCAATCATACGATCTTTATCGGTGGTGCAAACATCACAGCAGGCAATGGGTTCTCATTGCACTCCGGTTCGACTCATAGTTTCTGGCTCCCAGAAACAGAAGAACTTTGGGCAATCGCAACCAGTTCGGAAACACTTTATGTACTTCAGTCAGGAGGCCGCTAAATGTCGTACGCAACACTGGCGCAGTTCAAGGCTGCGGTTGGCATTACTGACAACACCGATGACGCTGCGCTTCAGAATGTGCTGGACGCAACCGACACGCTGATCGATCTCTACTGCGACCGAAAGACTGGCTTCGGCACCGCGACCGAGACGCGCTACTACACCGCTGAAGCCTACGACTATGTGCTGACCGATGATCTCGTGAGCGTTACGACGCTGACCACTGACGATCTTGAGAATGGCACCTACTCCACGACCTGGACTGCTGGCACCGACTTCCAGCTCACACCAAAGAACTACGCGCTAGACGGCTTGCCGTACACCGGCATTAGCCGCAGCAACGCCTTTACCAAGAACTTCCCTAAGAACATCTTCCTTGGCGTCAAGGTGCTCGGCGTGTTCGGATTCCCTGCCCTCCCAGCCGCCGTCACACAGGCGGCGATCATCCAGGCTGGCGCTGTGTGGAATAGCCGCACCGCTCCGTTCGGCGTGATCGGATCGGCTGACCTTGGCGGCATCCTGCGAATGAGCCGCGCCCTGCACCCAGAGGCCGCGCTGATCCTTGAGCCGTACCGCAATCGCGGTGGCTTGGCGGTATGACCGACCTCACGATCCTAGACGCCATTGCTACGCGCGTAGAAGCCGCGACAGATCCGACTGGCTACACGCTCCGTAAGTGCTACGCCACTCCGCCTGAGTCGCTGCCAATCACACCGTGCGCGGTCCTCTTCCCTGGCGGCGACCAGATCAGCATCGGCAACGGCAACCGCACCACGGTGCTGACGGTCAACATCGTCATCTACCTGCTACCGATCCCACGGATGGATGAGAAGTACCGTGACCTCTACACTTGGCGAGCGTGGCTACGCACCGTGTTCGATGGAGCTGTGACCATTAGTGGAAACGCGGCGCAGGTGGCAGTCACCGGTACTACACTCGGCACAGATACTTACGCCGATCAGGACTACCTGACGGTTCAGGCAACTGCGGAAGTCACGGTCTTTGACACCGTGGCGTTCACCGCGTAGAGCAAGGAGATACGAGATGCCAACCTTCGGCGCAAAGGCTCTGACGCGAATCGCTACTGCGTCGCAGGCCGCATTCGGAACCGCAGCTGCAATGGGAACCGCCACTGGCGAGATCCTGTTCAACGAGACTGTGGGGTCTCTGGATTTGGGGATTTCTGTCGACTTGGGCGAGACCGTATCCGTTGGCAAGCGCACCGCCATTCAGGCGAGCCAGCCAACCATTACCGGCAAGGCTCCAATCATCACCATCGCTGAGGGTCCTGCTTCTATGCGAACCCTTCCGCTGATCTTTGATGCGATTGGCGCGAGCACCACAGGCGCTGGCCCTTACAGCTGGACTTGGTCGCCAACACAGGGCGATGTCGACACGCTGATCTTCTACTCCTTCTTGGTCACCGACGGCGTGCAGAAGTATCTCGTGCGAGATGCTGCGCCTACCGAGATCACGATGTCTGCTGACGCAACAGGTCTGCTCCAGGCTGGCGCAACCTTCGCCGCAACGACGGCTGCGACTTCAGCGCTCGCGTTCCCTACGGCAATCCCTGCAAACCCATTCTTGGCTGGGCGCTTGATGAAGTTGAGCACCGACACGAACTTCCCTGACAAGGCTGGCTCAGGCGCAACTGACTACGCTTCGATCTACAACTTCAACCTGTCGATCACGACAGGCGTTGGGATGGTCACGGCGCTTGACGGCAGCCTCACGGCCGCCACGGCAGCGCTGACCGGCGTGCTTGATGCAACGCTCACCTTCACGGTGGCGAGCAACGCAGCCGCTGGCACGAGCTTCCCAATCACCGACATCGCCACGCAGAAGTACCTGCGTCTGTACGGCACCACCACCGATAACTACGGCGTGTGGATTCTCGGCTCGTGGGAGATCGAGAACATCGTCGTTCTGTCATCCGATAACGAGGGCGTTGTGGTGAATGAGATCACCTGCCGTCTGGCATACGACACGACCTCAGGCAAGTCGCTTGAGATCGTCATCGATTCGCCGCTGGCAACAGCGCCGTAAAGCAGAGCGCCTAGGGCGCTAGTAGGAGGATCAATATGGCCGAGAATCGCACCATCACTCTTGATGGCGACTTCGCAGGGTGGAAGGCTGAACTCAGGGCAGGAGTATCCGCAAGGATTCTTCTTGACCTCCAGTCAGCAATCCCATCCAGAGTGCTACCAGCGTTCGCCGCTCTGGTCGTATCGCACAACTTCAAGGGTCTCAACGGCGAAGAGATCGCCGACATCCTTGACGCACCGGTAGAAGCACTCACCGAGTTGATGGCGCAATGGGCGAAGGGGAATCAACTGGACCCCAAGTAAGGCTCGCTGCACGGCGGATGGCGCACGGTCAAGCGATCGCTCCACCGCCAGAGATCATCTTCCACATCCTTGCCCAGAAGTTTGGGATGTGGCCAGACCAAGTGGCGAGCCTGCCGGTAGAGCAAGTCATTGCAGCGTGGGAACTCCACGCAGAGATGCAGCCGAAAGGTAAGTAAGTGGCAGTCAACGGTCTAGAGCTTGAGATCCAAGGCGATGTCCGCAAGCAGACTGACGCGCTCCAGAAGGTCTTTCTGGAGACGCTTGGCTGGAAGGGCATCCGCAAGCTAGAGCAGTTCGCCACCGTCAACGCTGCTCGCGCTCTTGCACCCTATGTGCGAGCTGCTGCGCCGACTGACTCCAAGGCACTTGCCAAGGCTGTGCGTGGGCGCAAGTCTCGCATCACTCGACCAGGTGCCGTGGTCGGTCCTGTCGGTGGACGCAAGGGTGTGTGGTACGGCTGGCTGGTCGTCAAAGGGGTCAAGGCACACCGCATCCCTAAACTGACTGGCGGTCAGCAAGCCGGTCAGGCAGTCAATGCCGCGCTTGATCGACTTGGTGCAGGTCACTCAATCTTCGGACCAACGCCAGGCTTCCTGCATCCAGGTGTTCGTGGCGATAACTTCGTACTCAACACGGTTGCCGCTAAGATCCAAGTAGGGAAAGACGCGATGGCCGCAACGATTGTGCTGTTGATGAATGACACGGCAAAGCGCAATCAGGTGCTAGGGCTAGAAGCCTCCTACAAGAACAAGACCGCGTCGCGCTGGCAGTCCGAGCCGTGGGGCCGCTACTGGAAGGATGCCGATTATCTAGAGACCGTTCTCGGATCTAAGAAGAAGGGAACTCGACCTAGGGAGACCATCGTCACCACCGGCACCGTTGAAGGCGCACTAATGAAGCGCACCATTATGGGAATCAAGGCAGCAAGGTAGGTATCAAGAATGGCTAATGTCGCAGTCAACGCAACGATCAGCGCACGAGACGCCGCCTCCGGCAATATCAACAAGGTCAACAAGAGCCTCAAGGCGCTCCAGTTTGGCTTTGCCGCAGCAGGAGTTGCCGCAGCTGCACTCGCCAAGTTTGCGTTCGATGCGGTCAAGGCAGCAGCAGAAGACGAGATGTCCAATGCGCGCCTGAACGCTGCGCTGAAGGCACGCGGATTCCTGACTGACGATCTTGCCAAGAAGGTCAAGCAGCAGACGGCCGCGATGGCTGCGCTCGGCATCACCGATGACCAGGTGCGTGCCGGTATCGAAGTGGGGTCACGATTCTTTGCTGACCAGACCACCATCCTAGAAGCCAACAGCGTCGCAGCTGATGTGGCCGCAGTCACAGGGCAGTCGCTCGCTGATGTCGTTGAGACCATCGGCAAGGGCGCACAGGGGCAACTGAAGGGTCTGCGCGCGCTTGGCGTACAGGTCAACAAGGGCGCTACGACGCAGGAGATCCTCAATGCGATCTCGGCGAAGTATTCAGGCATCGCCTCAGAGATCGCTAATACGACAGGCGGCAAGTATCTCGCGGCTCAGGTGGCTATCAACGAGAAGATGGAAGAGTTCGGCTATCGCCTGCTCCCAGCCGTCAACGCGGCGCTTGACTTTATGACCGAGACCGTGATCCCAGCAGTGATCAGCGTGCTTGAGAATATGGGCGCAGGCATTGGTCGAGTCATTGAAGACTCCTTCAATCCGTTGATGGAAACGATCTCAGAAACTGGCGACTTGCTAGGACTCAACTTCCAGATTGAGCAAGAGGGCTACTGGGATAATGTGTTTAGACCAATCACCAGTGCGTTGGACACGGCTACGAATGCCATCAAGCTGTTCAATGAGGTCTACAAAGAGTTGCTTCGCCTGACTGGTCAGAGCATTCCAGTGCCTATCATCAATACCGCTCCTGGCTACACGGTTGATCCGAACACTGGTCGGCAGATTCCAATCAGCAGCGGTGGTGGAGCAACCACGGTCACAACCACGGTCAACATCGGCACGCAGAAGGTTGACACCGTCATCTCTCAGGCGCTCCGCCGAATCAATTCTGGTGGTCGCGGCGGCAATCAGTAAATGGCGAACCCATTCAGCCTGATCATTGCTGGGGTAGACAGCGGCGCGAACCTGCTCGACCTCCCTGCACCGTCGGCAACCACAACACCGTATGTAGAACTCGGATCGTTGAGCCTGACGCTCTCTGGAGATAGCGCACCTGGCTCAATGAACTTCACGGTCATTGAGCCAAAGACTCCAAGCGGCACTACGCCGTGGTGGCGATCAGGTGCCGTCTACGACAATGCGCGCGTGCAGTTCTTTGACAGCCGGTACAGCGTCAGCACACCGCTCTTTCTTGGCTATATCAGCAACATCCAAGGCGAGCTGCTAGAGAACGGCGTAGGCACACGCGCAACCGTGCAGGTCACTGGCGCTACTGGCTGGCTTCAGTCCACGATTATCCGCAACGGTAAGACAGGCATCCGCGCCACCTCATTCGTGGACTCGTTCACCCTTGGCACGAGCACAAGCACCGACCGAGACATCATCAATGGGTTGCTGGCTCGCGTGCATACCCAGGTCAACGATGCGACCACACGCGAGATCCTGAACACCGCCGTGATCACTGGCTCAACGCGAGCTATCTACACAGGCACAGCGCAGATCATCGGAAAGCAGACATTCAAGGCAACCACTTTGCAGAGCGCACTTGATAGCGTGGCAGAGGCGGCAGGCGGCATCGCTGATATTCAATACCGCTTCTGGATTGATGGCGATGGGCGACTCAACTACGGCCCTAAGACCGTAGCTCCAGCGTATGCCACAGCTCCGGCAGAGATCGTGACCGATCCTGCCAACATCCAGACTGGCAGCACCACCACACCGACGCGCCTGTTAGCTCGTGACCTGAGCGTCAACCTTGATCACGACAGCATCGTCAAGGGCATCTTCGTGATGGCTGACTCGACCTATGCGCGCTACGACAGCAACCAGACCTTTCCAACGGCTCCGACCAATGACCCATACTTCCGCACCTACAACGGTACCTACAGCCGCAACGGTGCAGGGCTTGCGAGCCGCAATGGTCCTCTTGCACACGAAGTGTTCAGCGCACCAAAGATTGTCAAGAAGTCAGACCGTGGCGTTCAGATCGGTTCGCTCGCTCGCGGCACGATGGTGACCAGAGCGCAGCCGCGCCGCACCGTCTCGTTCACGATTGCCGGTGGCAACCTCAGCCAGACCTCCGCGCCAGACTGGGAGTACGGCTACACGCAGGGGTACCCAGCCGCAGCTGCAACGCCGTATACGCTCGTCAAGGCGTGGCTGCCAGGGCAGTATGTGAAGATCACCGCGCCTATGCTCGACCTCTCATCTACCATCCTGTACATCCCTACCGTGACGATCCGTTTCGCAGAAGGCGGCGGCACCTATCAGGTGCAGTACGAGATCGAAGCGGACTTCCGCAGAAAATACATCAGCGGCCTGCGCGGCTTAGTTGGAGGAGAGTAATCGTGGGTAAGTACGGCACAAACCTAGAAGGCTTCGGCGCGTTTGAGGGTGGAGTCAACGCCGACAAGGGCGCACCGCTCATCAGCACATCGAGCGACGGCGAGACCGCGCTGCTGTTTGGTCAAGCCGCGCTCCGCGAGATCCAGGCTGGCGTGGCAAACGGTGACTTTGCTATTCCACCAGATGCAGCAGGCGACACGATTACAGAAGAGAACCCACTGCCGTACTGGACTTTCACGGATGTCAACAGCGCAGGCGCGATCACCTGCGCTGTGGTCGCTGACGCTTCCGCTGGCTCTGGCAATGTGCTTCGCTGGACGATCAACACCGGCACGCTGACTGGCAAGAGCGCGCAGATCAGCCGATACATCCCAATCGCAACGAGCCGAGATCGCGCTCTTACCATCGTGCCAGATGCGTATGTCTCTGAAGCACTCGGAACAAATGCACGATTCAGGCT